GAATGTTACAGGGTCTATTCAAGCGTATGATGATTTCTTATATGGCAATGCAGGACGATTACAGCCCGCAGCTCAATGGGAAATAAGAGAAGTAGCAAACGAAATTGAAAAGCAGCTTATAGAAATAGCACCTAATATATTTGGAGGAAACTAATGGATGATATTTATAAACTAAAATTACATGAAATACATAGTATAGAAAATACACCTATATATGTAATAAGAGTGCCAGGAGGATGGCTGTATACTGTTGAATGTCCTACTGGTGATACGGTACAGTCATTTGTACCATATAATCAAGAATTTATGGGAGAAGGGTAATGCTACCATTTGAAATAATGTTAATTGCTACATCTTTTATTGTAGGTGTAGCATATTTTTTAGGCTATATGGTGGGGAAACAAGATGGTATTAATGATGATAGTAAGCTATGTGGTAATTGTAATAGCACTATATATAAACCACTTAAAATGGATTAATAATAAATAAGGAAGTTAATATGAAAGCAACGGAATTTTTAAATGTAGCAGCAAAACATATGGAAAATAGAAATACAATTTATGACTCACCTGATGGCGAACGTTCAATGGATAAAACAGTAATTGCATTTAATACAATAACAAATCATAACTTATCAAAAGCTGAAGGTTGGCTACTATTACAGTTATTAAAAGATGTTAGACAATGGTCTAATAAAAAATACGATACAGATAGTGCAGAAGATTGTATTGCCTATTCAGCATTAAAAGACTGAAGCATTATTTTAAGGAGGAAGAGTGAGACAAGAACAAGGTTTATATAAAATAGTATTTTACGATGAAATTGGAAGTAAAGTAGCCACAGATTCTACAATGGAAGGATACCTAACTGCCATTACAATAGGTAAAGATTGGCTTAATAAAACCAATAATCATTCATTTGTTATATCTAGAGTTTTATATAATTCAGCAATAAGGAATAATAAACATGAATATAAATTAACTACTTAATAAAATTACCGCTACCTAAAGTGAGAAAGTAAATGGACTGCTTAACTTATAATAATAAAATAGAAAAAACATATAAACTTTTAATACTCATCAAAACATCAGGGCATAATTTAAAAAACATAAAACAAGCTTATTTAGATAAGTTAAATATAAAAGAAAAAGATGTATTGTTAGTTTCTCTTCCTTACCCAAGTAACAATAAGTTAAATAAAACATTTGCTAAACCTTATTTAGATAATGTAATCAAACTAATAGATAAATTTAATATTAAATTTACTATGGTTGCTGATGGACCTTACTTTAAGTTCCTAACTAAAGTAAAACAAATAAGTAGCTGCTATGGGTATGTTTATAATATTAGCTCTAGCAAAGCAATTATATTACCTAACTTTACTAGCTTATTTCATAACCCAGCATTACAAGAAAAAATAGATTTAGGTTTAACTACTTTAAATGACTTATTAAATAATAATTTAAACCTATTTGGACAAGTATCTTTTAAAGCTAATTATCCAAAAAGTACGCAAGATATTGAAATTGCAATAAATAGTCTAAATAATTTCCCTGTATTAGCAGCTGATATAGAAACTACTGGATTATCTTTTCAAAGGGATAATCTATTATCTATAGCCTTTGCTGTGAGTACTACAGAAGGAATAGCTTTTTTATTAACTAAAGATATTTTAGGGAAAGTAAAAGAATTCTTAACCAATTATAAAGGGAAATTTATTTGGCATAATGCTAGTTTTGATTTGTCATTTCTTATAAGACATTTATGGATGAATGATACATTAGATAATGAAAACTTAATTCAAGGGTTAGATATATTATTACCTAAATCAGAGGATACCCAANTAATTTCTTATCTTTGTTTAAACTCTACTGCAGGTAATTCGTTATCTCTAAAAGAATTAGCTTTTGAATATTTAGGTAATTATGGAGTAGATACTAAAAATATTACTGAACTACCTACTCAAAAGTTACTTGAATATAATTTAAAAGATACTTTAGCTACATTTTATATTTATAATAAGTATCTCCCTATCTTATCTAAAGAACAACAGGATAAGATATACATAGAACTATTTAAACCTAGCCTAAAAACTATTATTCATATGCAATTATCAGGTATGCCTATGGATATGAATATAGTTGAATCTACTTCAAAAACTCTTAAAGATATTCAAAAGTTACATCAAAATACTTTATTAAATCAGCCTTTAGTAAAAGAATTTACTCAAATCTTACGTAAGGATGCAATGGATAAAAAGAATGCTATTTTTGAAAAAGAAGAGAGTTTCTTTAGATGATTTTGCTTATTTAACTTTTAATCCTAATAGTAACGCTCAAGTAAGTAAACTTCTCTTTGAATATTTAGATCTACCTATTCTTAATTTAACTGATAGTGGGTCCCCTTCTGTAGATGGGGATACAATTAAACAATTATTAAAAAGAGGAAAACATTTAGATATATTAGAAGCTTTATTTGAATTAACTAAAGTATCAAAATTATTAACATCTTTTATACCAGCTTTCTTAAATAGCTTTAAAGTAGATAATGGTTACAGATTACATGGTAATTTTAACTTAACTGGAACTAAATCAATGAGATTAAGCTCTAATAATGTTAATCTACAAAATTTACCTTCTACTGGTACTAGTTATGCTAAGTTAATTAAAAAATGCTTTAAAGCACCAACAGGTTGGGTAATGGTGGGTGCAGATTTTTAATGCCCTAGAAGCAAGAATTGATGCACTAACTACCAAAGATCCTAATAAATTAACTGTATATACTGATGGATTTGATAGTCATTGTCTCAACTCATTTTTTTATTTTCGAGATCAGATGCCAGATATAGAAAAGGAATTACAAGGCTTCTTTAATTAAATAAACCTATACCTAGGCACNAAAATAAATAAATAAAAATTAATCAATTATCATTAGAGGAGGATTTTATTGCTACTTACTCTTGTATAGCAGAAGCTAGAAGAAAATTAAATAAAAAATCAAATGGNCCTATATCTAGTGTAGTAGCTAGTAAATATAAAACAGCTTATGATTTTAAATGGGAGAAGGTAAATGAATAAAAAAATATCTATAGAAAAGGCAGTTAAAATAATAAATTCTATTAAAGATAGGTATCCTAAATTACGTCAAGATAGTAAAAAAATTTCATTTGCTGCTCAATATGGAGGAACTTATCATACATTTATGGACTCAGGATTTTCAGAAGATGAAGCTAAACAAATTGAAGCTAATTATAATACTTTATATAAAGCCTCATTGGACTGGAAAAATAATAAATTACATCAGGCAACAAAAGATGGATATGTACCCTTAGCTTTTGGAGGCAAGTTAAGAACACCTATATTAAAACAAACTTTATTAAATACTAAAGTGACTCCTTATGAAGCTGAAGCTGAAGGAAGAACTGCAGGTAATGCATTAGGGCAGTCATACGGTACATTAAATAATAGAGCAGCAAATGAATTTATGGATTTGGTTTATAAATCTGAATATAGAAATTCTATTATACCAATTGCTCAAATTCATGATGCTCAATATTATTTAGCTAAACGTAATATCGATTGTATTAAATTCATTAATGATAATCTTATTAAGGCTATGCAATGGCAAGAGTTGCCTGAAATACAGCATGACACTGTTAAATTAGGGGCAGAATTAGATGTATTTCATAGAGGTTGGCATGAACCTATCACTGTCCCTAATAATTGCTCTAGAGAGGAATTAATAGACATTCTACTAACACAAACAAGGAAATATAATGAAAATAACAAATAATAAAGGATTGCCNTTATCTTATGCTATGTGGGCAGCTATTGATACATATGATTATAAATCTGACCCAAGATATATATCGGCAACTTCTCTGAATAAATCTATAAAATCTTTAATACTATACTAAACAAGTTACTCAACCAATTGTAGATGTTGCTTCCTTAATGGATTCTAGACTAGGAACAACTGTCCACGATGAACTAGAAAGAGTATGGCGTAATGACTATAAAACTGCTCTAACTAATTTAGGTATGAGTGAGAATATGATAGATAAAATAGCTATTAATCCTAAAAAAGAAACTTCTAATATGCTTCCAGTATATTTGGAACAAAGAGTTATTAAAGAACTAAATGGATGGAAAATAGGAGGTAAATATGATTTGATATTTGATGGAAAATTGATAGATTATAAGATAACTAAATCATGGGCTTGGATATTTAATAAAGGAAATAGTGATTATATTATGCAAGGGAACATTTACAAATGGCTAAATCCTGATAAAATAACTGAACCAACAGCGGAAATTCATTATCTATTTAAAGACTGGACAGCTTCTAAAATAAAAGAAGGTACAGACTATCCTGATTCTCCAGCAAAATCCTATGAATATCCTTTACTTCACCCTGATTATACCGAAGAACTATTGGTACAAAAGTTAAAACTACTAGAATCTCATTTAGACTCTAGCCAAGATAACTTACCTGACTGTACTAAAGAAGAACTTAAACAAAAAGATTCTGTATTTGCTTATTATAAAAATCCTGAGGGAAAACGAAGTACTGCTAACTTTGATACCTATATGGAAGCTGCAAATAGAAAAGCTGCTGATGGTAACAAAGGAAGGATTGAAGAGCGTAAGGGCAAAGCTATAGCATGTTCTTGGTGCAATGCAAGATCTATTTGTAAACAGAGTATGGATTTAGAGTATCAAGGACTATTAGATTAAGAGGACGTAAACAATGATAAAAAGTTTAGGAACAACATTAGGTAAATTTGCTATCGTTACTTTCGGAGAAAAGATTTTTAACTCTATATTTGGTGAAAATAAGCCAAAGAAAAAAGCAGATAGACATGTATTTACTCAAGAAGAAATAGACTTTATTGTACAAAAATATAAAGAATGGAGTCTAGCTAAAATAAATAAACAGAAAACTAAATTCCGTACTCAGAGGCAACTTACTAACTATTTTAACGATAAGTTAAAAAGAGATAAATCAATTAGTGCATATAGACGAGTATGGGAGGGAATTAAATGAAATCCTTTAATGATATGAAATATGATCCTCTTTCTGAAAAAATAGTAAGTATTATTGGAAAGAAGGTACAAAATACTCAAAATCCATTATTCTTTAGAATCTTGACTGCATATTATCTAACTAAAATAACAAGTATGATGAGATGTAATATAGAAACTAAAGATAGAGGGATAATACCTGTATCCGCTTATGCTATTAACCTAGCTCCATCTGGATTAGGTAAAGGATTTAGCACTAATCTAATTGAGGATAGTATCATTAATAAGTTTAGAGAAAAATTCTTACATTCAACTTTCGTAGAGTTAGCCAATCAAAATTTAGCTAAACTTGCTATAGAAAGGGCACTTAAAAAAGATACTGATGATGAAAAAGAACTAGAGGCTGCTGAAAAAGAATTTGAGGCCCTAGGGGAACTTTTATTCTCTTTTGATAGTGGTACAGTGCCTGCTATTAAACAGATGCGACATAAGCTATTAATGGCTAATGCTGGCTCTATGAATCTAGAAATGGATGAAATAGGGAGTAATCTTTTAAAGAGTATTGATGTTTTAAATGCATTTTTAGAGTTATTTGATGTAGGTAAACTTAAACAAAAACTTATTAAAAACACGGCAGATAGTAAACGGAATGAAGATATTGAAGGAAAAACTCCTACTAATATGCTTCTATTTGGTACACCATCTAAACTATTAAATGGAGGTAAGGAAGAAGAAGAATTCTATACTATGTTGGAAACAGGGTATGCTAGAAGATGTATATTTGGTCTATCAAGTTTAAATGTAGATACTCAACTCAAAACCCCAGAAGAAATTTATAAAGATTTAACTGAATCTAATTTGGATAAAGATCTTGAGAAAATATCCTTAATCTTAGAGAAACTTGCTGGTAAACAATATTTCAATATTAATTTAACTATGGATAAAGATGTAACTATTTTATGTATTAAATATAAGATAAGTTGTGAAGAACGAGCTAGAGAACTTAGTGATTATGAAGAGATGCGTAAAGCTGAGCTTACACATAGATACTTCAAGACACTAAAGTTAGCTGGGACCTATGCATTTATAAATGGTTCATCTTCACTTGAGACATCTCATCTTGAGAGTGCTATAAAACTAATGGAGGACTCAGGAACAGCATTCCAAGAAATACTTACTAGACCTAAGAATTTTGAAAAACTAGCTAAGTATATAGCAGCAACTAAACGTGAACTTACTTATTCTGATCTAGTAGAAGAATTACCTTTCTATAAAGGAACAGAATCTTCTAGAAAAGAGTTAATGAACTTAGCTATTGCATATGGCTATAAAAATAATATTATCATTCGTAAAACTGTTGTAGATGGNATTGATTTTATTAAAGGAGAGGAATTAGAAAAGACTAATCTNNATAAAATTATTATTTCATATAGCACAGATATTACTGAAGGGTATAAGAATGCAACTATTAAATTTAGTGATTTATTTAAATTAACTTCTAAAGATGATTATCATTATACAACCCATCATTTATTAGATGGATATAGAAAGTCAAGTAATTGTCTACCTAAGTTTAATTTAGTTGTATTAGATGTTGAAAACAGTATTAATATGGAAACAGCTAAACTATTACTAGCTGAATATACATATTTAATACATGAAACTAAACGACATACTGATGAACATAATAGATATAGAATAATCTTACCTCTATCTCATGTACTTAAATTAGAAGATAACGTACACAAAGAATTTTTAAACAATGTGTATGATTGGCTTCCATTTGAAGTAGATAGGCAAACCAATGATTATGCTAGGAAATGGGCTACAAATAGTGCACCTTATTATTCTAACCAAGGTGACCTATTAAATGCTCTTCTATTTATTCCTCAGACAAAGAAAGCAGAACATTATAAAACTATACTAGAAAAACAATCCTCATTAGGTGCGCTAGAAAAGTGGTTTTATAATAATACAAATATTGGTAGTAGAAACAATAAACTATTAAGGTTTGCTTTTATGTTGGTAGAAACTGGGTATGATTATAATGAAGTTAAAGAAAGAATATTTAATTTCAATAATAAATTACCAGATAAATTGGATGAAATTGAGATCCATAATACTATTTTTCAGAGTGTTGCTAAGGCAATAGCTAAGAGAGATAATTAAATGAAATGCTACCGAGCCAACGGAAACTGGCAGCATTTCTAGATTAATGGACTTAATCTAATCCCCACTATAACCTAAAAATAAGTAGGAAACAACTATGACCACTGAAAATAATAATTTAGTTTTAATTTCAGGTAAATCAACTACAGGTAAATCCGCAAGTCTGAGGAATATTAAAAATCCTGAAGGCGTATTATACCTAAATTGTGANAATAATAAAAAGTTACCTTTTGATAATATTAAATTCTCTCAATATAGTGTTACAGACCCATTAAAGGTATTTGCTATATTTAAAAAAGCTGAAGAGAACGATAAAATTCATACTATTGTAATAGACAGCTTAACTTATTTAATGGATATGTTTGAAAGTACTAAAGTAATTACTGCTGCAGACTCACGTTCAGCTTGGGGAGATTATGCCCAATTCTTAAAGAAACTGATGTTTGTTTACGTAGCAGAATCAACTAAAAATGTAATATTCTTAGCACATACATCTGAAATAGAAAACTCTGAAGATCCATTTAAGAATGAAGTATGTGTTAAAGTAAAAGGCTCATTAATGAATACAGGTATAGAATCATACTTTAGTACCGTAATTAGTACAAAAAAGGTAGATATTAGTGAGTTAGAGGGGTATAAATCAGATTTATTAACAATAACAGAAGATGAAAAGGAGGACGAATATAAATATGTATTTCAAACAAGATTAACCAAGAAAACTGTAAATGAGCGCATTAGAGGCCCTATGGGTATGTGGTCAAGAGCAGAAACATTTATTGATAATGATATTCAAAATGTTATTGATAAATTACACACTTACTATAAATAAACTAAAAGGAAACAACAATGGACTTAAGTAATTTAAATGTAAAAGCAGAAAAAGAAGAAGATATTTTAGGTGGCTCAGTAGGCCCTTTACCAAGTAATATCTATAGGGCACAAGTTAATGTGTCTTATTTAGAAGAAACTAAATCAGGTGCATTAATGGCACATATTCATTTCAAATTAAGTAATGGNAGNCAATTTAGAACTAGCCAATGCTTACATTCAGGTAAAGCTAAAAAGTATAGTGCTACTTATACTAGAAATGGTAAAACTTTCAAACTACCTGGATTAGNTAATGTAAGTGCTATCTGTGAATTAGGAGGAAAGTTAGATATTTCTAAAATGAGTACAACTAAGAAAACTATTAAGCTATATAACTTTGAATCAAGGAAAGAAGAGCCTACTGAAGTTAATATGCTTATGGATATGATTGGACTTAAAGTTCAGCTAGGCTTAGCTAATGAAATCCAGGACATTAATGAGAAAGATGCTCAAGGTAACTATACTCCTTCAGGTTATACAAGAGAAGTTAATGAATTGAGTAAAGTATTTAGATATGACGATGGTAAAACATCTTCTGAAGTAACTGCAGATAAACCAGCGGAGTTCATTAAAAAGTGGTTAGATAAGAATGAGAATAAGGTTATGGATCGTTCTAAAGCTAAGAAAGGACATATACCTAAACCAAAGAAGACTGCTACTAAAGATGTATTTGCTGAAAGTATAGATAAGGGAGATAGTTTGAATGATGAAGACTTAGCTTTCTTAAATGACTAATACTTTAATTGCTACGATACTTTTACCTGTAAAGGTAAGAGTATCTAAATCTAAAGATCTTAGATTAAATTTAAATGTGTATAGAAATACTCATTATCATACTTTAAATAAAGCTAAAATTGAATTTAAAAGAATTGTTGGGCCTCAAGTATTACTACTACCTGCATTAGATAAAATCCATATTGTATATGAGATTTATCCCGCAAGGTTATGTGATGTGGCTAATATAATCTGCATACAAGATAAATTCTTTAGTGATGCTTTAGTTGAATTGGGTAAAATACCTGATGATAATTTTAACTATATTCTAGGAAGTACTTCTAAATTTAAAGCTAAGGACTCTAAAAATCCTCGTACAGAGGCAAAAATATATAGGATAACAAAATGATTATAACCATTAACCAAGATGAAATAACTAAAGCAATCATTCAATATGTGGCTACTATGGGGGTATCAGTTGATAACTCTAATATTGATGTACGTATAACAAATGGAAGAGGTGCTAATGGCTCTACAGCTACTATTGCTATTACACCTGAAGATTCTAATAAAACTGATGAAGTTGTTCAAGAAGATCTAGATTTCTTGGAGGACTAAATGAAATTTATTAGAATGCTTCAAGCATTG